ATGCACAAAGCATAATTAAAGAAATTAGGGCGTTATTTACTTAGTAACGTACCAACAATCACAACCTAGAGTATCCGGAAAATCATGATCACAATCGTCATAAGCGGCCTCATTGAAGACTGACTTAAGACGGCCAAAATCCTGCTTTTCCTCAGCTTTCGCACAACAAACTGTCATGTGCGTAGCTATTTGCTCGGGAGAATTCATTCTCTTGTGGCACAAACCACAAGTGAACCACTGAGTTCGATCTCGCGTTCCGGTCCTCAGGGCATGGGTGTTAACCACGTGCTGATGACCAAGAATGTGAGCTTCGTATTGGGCGTAGCTATTGCACTGCACCTTACAAAGCTCACAATGGAACTCAGGTAGCCTGGGGGCCACAGTTTTCTTATAAAACTCGTGACCTCCAGGTTCAATCTTCCGAACAATAACACCATTCGAGAATAGTTGCTGAAGTACAGCAACTACCTCAAATAGAGTTGAGTTCGAGCGATCTTGGCAATAACCAAGAATCTCTTGAACCGAAACCCAATCAGCAGATACTTCCAACACTGCAACAACACGTCCAACAAGAGAAGACATAGTATCGTTTTCAATCAAGAAATGGTTGTTTAAAGTTATTAAAGGACTAGCTAACACCTAGTTCCAGACAAAATCATAGGAATAAAACCAAAGTACCTAATAGGCGAAGAACAAATAGCAGGTTTGGGTAATTCCTCACGTTTAAAAGCGCCAGGCAAATTTTGGAAATTGGGTCTATTCAATATGTGCTCTTTACACTCTTTCGAATCAAGTAAAGCACAATGAGACGCAACCTCGTTCCATTTGCCATCAAAGGTGCAATTATCGCGAATTTGCTTGAACTTAAGCGGTTTAACATCACAATCACACGCGGCTAATATAAAATGATCTAAATAGGAACCTGTTTCATTAAAGACCTGCTTGTGCATAGAAGCTTGACAATGCTGAAATTGCTCGACAAAAGTAAATAACTTAGGATCATTATCGACCTTATAGGCTGTATTGTTCCAATGCCAACATGAACTCTGTAAAGTAACACATGCAAGAGCAGTAGAACCAGCTGACCATATAGTAGAAAAGAATCCACCTGTTCCATACAACCACGAATAAACATAATAAACAATAAAACAAGCAACACAAAAGACAACAGTGAAAAACAAAATCTTAAAGAAAAGAGAACAACACTGCATACGCTTTAAACACGATGGCTTAGGTTTCTTGAGCTCACTAATAAGCTCAACAATCGACGACTCAGAACCTAATTCAGAAATTACAGTCATGGTAATAATGAAATTATTAAACTTAATTACGATTGTTAGCTCTTAACAACTCACGAATAGCAGTTTCAAGCTGTGCAACCCTAGAGGTCAACACAGTATCAGCAGTCACAGCAGTGAAAGTTGATGGAAAAACAGCATTATACGCAACTATAGCAGCAGTATTCTGATAAGTACAAACAGTTGAAGCCGATGCTGGCGAAATTGTGTATGAAAAGTCAGGCCAAATGTTGACAGTAAGATAAGCAACTGTTCCAAAAGGAACACCAGTTGCAACACTTGCTTGACAACAAATAATAGTACGAGTAGAAACACACAAACCAGCAGGAGAACCTGAAATTGTACGCATAGTTGAGGGATTATACAAAACCTCAGCATTGACTAATGGAGATGCAGCAATACACTGTCCATTAGTAACCGCAAAAGTTGCGGTATCAGTATCAGTTCCAAGAGCTGTGGCAAGGGTGGTTAGATTATCAGAAAGAAAAGTCTTAGTACCTGTATTACCAGGATTTGGAGCTGCACCAGCAAAGGACTGTATAATAAAAGAATTGCCAGGGGTGATAGAATTCACACCGGCAATGGGTGGTAATTGAACAAGTTCATGAAATTGAAGGGAAATTCCTGAGACAAAAATGGACATGTAAATGTCTGAAGAATCAGCATTCGACACAGCCATGTTTTGAAACAACATGACATACAACATACCAGTTTGATCGCCCATAACTCTAAACGGGCGATCAGATACATAAGGAACATCCAAAGACCACTCTGTTTCATTAGCCGGATTCATAAGAACCTTATGGTTGTAAAAGAAAGCGTTATCTGGAGATGGGGGAGGATCAGTTGGAGATGCATTAGGAACAAACACAGCAAGAAATTTAACTTGTTGCAGAATTGTCTTAGTAAACACAAACTTGAATTTGATATCACCACGCCAAAAACGATAAAGTTTGGATATCCAAGTGACTCGAGAAGGGGCAGTTCCAGTATAAAACTGGGACGGATCTATTGGAGTCGAATAGATCAAAGAACCTCTAGTAGCACTAGGGGCAACAGAACCATAAAACAAAACAGTTTCATGCTTCATCACATCCATAATGGATGTGTTGGCAGTGGCTTGCATACTACCAGTAGACATATTTTCACGCAGCTTAACGACGTCCATAGAACCGGACGTCAAATTAAGATCAACTCGACAATCATCAAGAGCCCTAGCGGCTCCACTACCTATATCGCTACCTTCAGCCATACCAAATTAACAATAGAAATCACACAAACAACACAATTGCGGATATATTTCGTTGCGAGACACAAATCTTTCAATTAGCACTCAATTGTTTAAACTAAAACGTCTTCTCATCTCCATGAGAACGACACCCACCACATTCTTGCCAGGATAAGAAGCATACATCTTGGGGCTGTTATTGGGAGCAATCCCAGCACCAAGAAGCCCATCTTTCGCCCAGTATACAAGCACACTATCACCAGTTGCAAACAATGCATCCCTAAAGGAGGCATCTTGCACCTTGGCTTCGTATATCTTGTACACTGCACGAAACAACGTCTTCTCCTCCCAGCGGAAACTCATTTCTGAGTACAATTTGGAAAGTTCAAACTGGGCCTTGCGCGTGGCATACGTGCAAAACCGGGCAGGATTCTCATCTTCTACGAGCTTAGCGGCCTCAAAACCGAGAGCGGCATAGAAATTTGTAAAATCCCAATTGGCAAACTTAAAATGTTGACTAAATTCCGGAGAGATCTCCACACGGTCTTTTATTGATGGACCGAAGAACTCCTTTGCACGTTGGACATAAATCTCGTTGCCCGCTCTATAGGGTCGAGAAACATCCCGGAAAATACTATCAACATCTAACTTGTCAAGAAACTCTCTGCCTGTCTTCGTTTTACGAAGACACAGTAAGTACTTCTCAAAGTACTCACGGCCCCAGAGGGCGGCAGAGCGAACACAAGTTCGAATAGTCGACGTGTAATCACACACGTCGGCTCCTTTATAATACCACATGGGTATATCCTCAATCAACTCCTTGGGCAAAGGGCCCACAAACATTGATTTCGGTCCCTCAAAAGGATTGGGAACAAAATAACGACAAAGAAAAGTCAACTGATCCAACGGAATAAACTTCTTACACTCGGTTTTATCAGGTGCAGTGGCTTTCACGCCACACACCTCCAAAACCGGTGGGATAGTTTCCCCATTGAACCACTCGGCTTTATCTGATACAGAAGCAATAAAATCATCGCCATAAGCGTGCACAATACAATTCTGAACATAAACAGCACGATCGACAGCAACACCATTAGCAATAGACAATTTAATCCAAGCATAATACAAAAGAATCCAATTAGCAATCGTGTTGTAGATGGTAGTCATCGTACAACCTGACGGGTTCCCTTGATGGTAGTGATATACATCACCATCAATGACAACAAAGTGATTGAAACTCTCAACACCGGAACACACAACATGCCTACGATCTTCCTCCCGATAACACGAAGCAACACAGTCAGACACAGATTGTAAAAGCTGCATCGATTCTGAAGCATCAAACCCTGAGTAATCAAAACCGAAATGGTGATTACCCATGGCTCTATGCTGCATAATCATATCATGCCACTCCGTACTCTCAGGATCAACACCGTAAGCGTGCTGAAGCTTCAAACGAGCATCCTTAAACTGAACAACAAACTCAAGAAACAACATACGATCAGCAATAACCTTCTCCACAGCTCCAGCCGTGAAAATACGTGTTTTACCATCTAAAACACGTTGTACCTCCCTACGTTCATCCTTCAAGGTTCCACGAAAAAGTCCAGGTTTGACCTCACCTCTACGACGACAATCAACAACCTCTTCAACAGCAGAAACAAGCTTCTCGTTTGGCACATAGTGTCCATCTGTGAACTCAAAGAGTCCACTTTTCCCTTTTGCATCCGGATCCTCTTTTTGGAAAGACCAGGGCAAACCAGGTGATGTGTCCATGGCCAAACGGGACCCAGGTCCATAGCGTGTGTTTCCATCAATTGAATCTTGGAGACCAATCATCGCGCACTCTTGTACATGACTAGATAAGTCCTGCTTAACCCACTCAACAGCTCTATCCAGAATGGATGTTTCAAAGAAACCTGGCTCATGCCATTTCTTATCAACAGCCTTCTGCATAGATCCAATGTTAAGTTGTGCTGGTGCAGAAATTATCCCATGTCCAAAAGCCCTCGGATTTTCCTCCTGGAGCGGAGACGGGCGAATTTCACTAGGCGGTATACAAGTCACACCTGGTTTGTCTGCATGCAAATATCTGCCCAAAGCAGGACAGGGATTTGCGATTTTCCTAGAAAGTTCCTTTGAAGGGTCAACATCCGGAAATGAAACAAAACCATGACACACAACATTGCGTGTCATAGCCTCAAGAAGGGATCTCGTGGTTGGTTGGAAATAATTCTTACCTTGGTTAGAATCACCAGCAACATAGAAGCCTGCAATTCGCAATTGACCTTCTTCTCGGGCGAGAAGAATAGACCCACAATCACCGTAAGTTAAATCAGGAACATCGGTTGAATACAGCTGTGCTGTATAATCGGCATACTGATTATCACGGTAATTGACAGGACCAAGCTTTTTAAGATTCCCAACAGGAACAGCCAAAGTACAACGAGCAGATCCAGCAATAGAATCGTTGATTCGAGGAACAAGAGCCATAACTTCGGGTGCCTTCCCGAACCAATTCGCAGGTTGAAGTGTTTCACGACAAACATGACCCAAAAGTGACTTCTGAACCTTGAGATTTTTAAACTCGATAAGCAGACCATCGCTATTGGCCAAATCAAATCCCGAAACACCCTTAGCTCCACGAAAATCATGGATATGATTAACAGGAACATCCTCAACAAAGGACACTGTGTCTGTCTCAACCTTGAAACGATACGACTTGATCGTATGACCACGAAGAAGATGGCGTGGAACAAGCAACATCTGTCCAGTTATCTGAATCCCATACATCTGAGCTTCAGAACCTTCGTCAGGAATGTATGTAATCTTAACAAACTGAGAAGCAAAACGATCAAGCAGTTTCATGTCTCCCTCCGTGGGTTCTCGTTCCATCTCACTGATCCAATCATCAGCATGAGCACGAGCTCCACCACGAATACGACGATTATTTGATTGACGCTTACCTCCACGTTTGTTTGATTTCTCATACTGAACCCAATCACGTTTTGTACCATCCCACTTCCAAGCATGTCCACTAGCATCAACATACTTAAAAGTTCCGTTGTCAAATTCACCACCATATTTCAGGTTGTGAAAATCACGACGCTCCAACATATGTTCAACATCACTCATAGCGCAAACTTCAATTCGTTCATCAGACAAGAAAATCGACAAAACAGCACTAAAAATTGACTTAACTAAATAAATGACAGCATAAGCAAAAACAAAATACAAAAAGAAAGAAAACAAGATACAACACCATCCAGCAACATTCATCCAGAATGTAGACCACGGTCGAATTCCAGCTTGATCACGAACCTCAATAAGATCACGATAGTCCTCTGGGGCCAACAAGTGTTCCATACAATGAAGAGCTTTCATATTCACAGCAATTATCTTACCCTGAACATTTGGTCCCCAGACAACATCAAGAACATCATCTTGAAATTGCCAACCTCGAGATGCAAGTCTAGCAATCAGAACAGACAAGGAGGTCTCTTCTGATTCTGGGATCATAACACGATCCCTCCAAGAACGATAAGATGCAGCAATACACAAAGCATAAAATACAACGTCACGATTCTCTTGATTAGTATCAACAGGAATATCAAACGACAAATCAACATCACAGGACTTCCAAGATTTAAACAAAGCAATGGAACTGCCAAAACGTCTCTCAAAGACGTTTTTCAATAGGCGTGAATTGAAAGATGTCAACTCGCTCAACGTCTTAATATTACGCAGACGTTCACCGTCAGCATAATATGGACGATCAAGTTTCAAATTCAACTCATGCCAGTCAACAGGCTTCCCAACACCAACAGGGAGAAACATACTATCTCGAAAGATACTATGTTCCAAAATCGGAGGAATTGGAACATTTAAACCAGGATAACAAGGTTTGTTATCAATGGCTAAAGTTTCCAATCCACAAGCTTGCGCAGTTGTATTAGCTATTTTACGACGACGTTCAACGGACTTAACAGTTCGCTCAACGACAGTATCAATATCAATTGCCTCATACATATCACGCATGAATTTTTCCGTTCCAGTCTGGACATCGAGATAAGTCATATCCCACTGCCCAAACTCGCCAGCAAGATGTGGCGCGGGTGCAGCAGTTGTAACAACCTCACGGTAACGACGGTTAGTTACACCTGAAGGTACATTGACCGCACATCCAGATTTATGAGCATAAATCTGGAGATGAGACCAATCCATCATAGCTCCAGAAGAAGAAATGTTTTCATCATCCTCAACAGGTTGCGCCGGGAAACCAGGTTTCCAGCAAAACAGAAGATGATTCTGCATCCTTCTTAAAAGAGCCGCACGATCAACAGTTCCAGATTCAGGAAATGCAATATTTGAAGTACAAATTATCACCTCCGAGGTAAACTTCGTCTTTTTCTCAGACAAAGTTGCCATCGGAAGGGGATAAACTGCACTAGAAACAAGCGACAACCACGCAGTATGTTCCTCATTGGTCGTGTCTTTCTTCTGACTTGGTGAACAAAAAGCCTCTTCAAAACGACACACAGGTTGGTTACAATAACCATCCCAATGTTTCTGAAGTGGGTTTCTACTATAACAGTAGGAACCCTCCTTTCGTTCAGCAGGCCAAAGACGTTCAGCAACACGTTCGGCTAACATCTCAGCGAACCGAGTCTTCATAATTCCGGCAGGACCAGAAATATAAACGACTGTAGGTTCTACGCGCGAATGGGCATTTCGAGTGTTAACAGCGCTCATAACTGCTTGATACAACTTCTTGTATTCAGCAGTGAAGTGTACACGTTCAGAGAACGGATACTCGCGAACGTGCGTTAGAACTTTAAGAGTTCCAAAAGCACGGGCTAAAAGTTCCTGATAAGATGACAAATGTTCATACAATCTGGGTTCAGCATTCATCTGTTCACAGATTAACACGGCCTGAGCCATCTCAATCAAAAGAGTCGGCACGTCACGGATAGTTAAACGATCGGCTTCAGCATGATCAACATTCTTCAACAATTCCTGGATAGTTTCGTTAGAACGATAACTAACCAAGAAACGTAACAAAGAAATCACAAGATCAGACAAAAGCGAAATCGCATGCTTACTACCGGATTTAAACAAATCTTTACATCCGGTAATGTCAGAAACACGGAAAAAGTTGGAAACAATTCCAGTACTTATAGATCCAGTAAACAAAACAGAGATCAAAGTAAGAAAAACAGTAACAAAAGGTTCAATGGCATCACCGTCCGCACGGGCGGTAGGGCGCTGGAATAAACCAATAAAATCAGTACAAAGACCTTGTCCGAATTTTGGAATCAAAATAAGTCCAAGAAGAGAAGCCCATTGGGCAGCAGTTTGACAAACAGAAGCAAGATTAGCAAAACAAATAGCAAGAGCAGCGGCCTCAACAAGTTTGAGAATACCTTGAAAGGCATCTGAAACTTTCTCAACAGTCACTTCAGTCATCTTGTAAATCTCTTTGGCTTTGTCCCCAATAGAAGACCCAAAACCAGCGCCAAACTTGTAACAACAAGCCTGGAGAAATTCATGCCATGCTCCCTGAGGGATCAAAGGTTTTATCTGCCAAGCAGCAAGAAAACCAGCCATAAACAGGAAAGCAGCATAAGAAATTTCCAAAGCACAATGTGCTTGAGGGCCCGAAAATTTTCGAGCAAAGAAACTCTGAACTTGTTTCTGAAAACTAAGTTCAGTAGTTCCCTTAGGGACAACTTGTCCATTACGCACTTCAATCTTATCACCTTGATGGTACCACAAAAGTACATGAGGTGGGATCGAAACGTCATCACTTGAGTTAAGAAAATTTCCATGAAAAGGAGTCTTCCATTCTAAAGAATGGTCCCAATCAATGGTGTAAATCTCTTGTAACTCAAGAGCTTGTGTCGAATTTCGACACCAAGGAAACTGTTTAAAACAGTTAGCCATTTGAACAACGAGCTTATCCAGTAAACAACACCAACGAGCTTATCACGAGCTTATCACGAGCTTATCACGAGCTTATCACGAGCTTATACTAAAATTAAACAGCTTATCAACTGAGCTTATCACGAGCTTATCACGAGCTTATCACGAGCTTATCA